GTGGTCGCCGAGCTGAAGACGTAGCCGGTGTCGATCAGCGTCGAGCCGTTGGAGACCTGGGTCACCTGCACGCGGTAGCTGGCCTGCGTGGTGCCGGTTACCATCCAGTCGATGTCGTAGGAGTTGGTCACCACCCCGGCCGGGTTGTCGGTGGCCGGGTCGGTGATCGTCACCGTGCCGCCCGAGGCGGTCGAGAAGGTGCCGAAGTCGCTCCACGGCGAGACCAGCCCGGCCGCGTCGTACGTACGCACGCGCCACTGCCACGAGTTGCCGTTGGTCAGCACGTTGGCCGGGAGCACGTGGCTCTGGGAGGTGGCGGTCAGCCCGGCCGGGCCGAGCGAGAGCACCAGACCCCGGCTGATTGCGCTCGCGCCACCGGTCACGTTGAAGCTCGACGAGGTGATGTTGGTCGCGGTCGTCTGGATCACGTAGTCCATGACCTGACCGGCGTCGTTGCCACCCGTCGAGAAGCTGTCCTCCACCTCCGTGAAGCCCGCCAGCGAAGCGACCGAGGTCCAGTCGTCCTGCTTCCAGCCCGCGACCAGCACCACCGAGTTGGCCAGCGGCACGGTGAGCGCCGGGTAGGTGATGTTCTGCGCGCTGCCGTTGAGCTGCACGTTCGAGGCGATCGTGAACAGCGGCAGGTTGCGGAACCGGAACACGCGCGCCATCACGTCGTCGGTCGCGGTGCCGCCCGTGAAGCTGACCGTCGTCGCGCTTTCCGAGTCGGTGTCGGCGACCTTGCCGAAGACCGAGACGTTGCCCGAGCTGCCAAGCACCTGGTAGCCGGTCGGCGTGTTCACCGTGCCGGTGCCGGAGTTGCGCACCGACGCCAGGATCACCAACGTGTCGCCCGCCAGGCCCGAGGGCACGGCCGGGGAGAGGGAGCCCGAGGCGCTGACCGCCGACGCGCCTGCCCCGATGTACGTTGCGGCCGACGCGGTGACCTTCGCCGAGTCGTACCGGTAGACGCCCGAGGAGCTGTTGATCTGGAGCTGGTAGGCCGACTGGGTGTCGCCCGCGTTCGGGTCGTTGAACGTCCACGAGAAGGTCGCCGAGGCGGTCGCGTCGAAGTTGGTCTTCGGGGAGAGGGTCGGCGCGGTCGGGGCCACGTTGAAGGTGTCCACGATGTACTGCGTGGAGTGCACCCCTCCCGAGGTGCGGTTGGCCACCGAGACCAGCACGGTCTGACCGGCCAGCGCGCCCCGGTGCACGCGCAGCGCGAGGTTCGTCGAGCCCGACGCGCCCACGGCCGAGTTGACCTGCACCTCGTTGTTGTCGGCCAGGTAGGTGTTCATGTCGACCGACGTACGCATCAGGCGCCGGTTGTTGGCCTTGTCGAAGTAGTACAGCCAGAGCTTCTTGCCGGTCGAGTCGTAGGCCAGGTCCCACAGGGGCGAGGTGGACATCACCGTCGAGCTGGGCAGCGAGGTCACGTCCCCATCGAGCGTGACGTAGCCCAGCTCGGTGAAGGAGCTGCTGGTGCCGAAGTTCTGCTGCACGTAGACGGTCGGGCCGTAGCCGGTGTCGTTGTCGTTGGACAGCGAGGCGAAGACCGTCGAGTCCAGCCCGATCACGCGCAACTTCGAGCTGGCGTCCTTCACCGCCCACTGCTCGGTGCCGTCGTCGGTGTCGGCGATCGAGGTCCCGTCGCTGGCCAGCTTGTAACGCCACACCTCGTTGGAGGCCGAGTTGTCGCCCATGAGCTGATTGCCCGAGGTCGAGAACACGTAGCCCCGATCGGTGGTGCCGGGAGCAGCGGCCACGTCCAGCATGGTGCCGGTCGGGTTGGCGATGCCGAAGCCCGAGGTGGCCATCACCAGCGTGCCGTTCGCCGAGCCCTGGTTGCGCAGGAGCGAGCCGGTGCCGGTCAGGAGGTACTGGCAGTTGAGCAGCGCGTACAAGATGTCGGCCGTGTCCTGCGGCGCGCGACCGGCCGAGTGGCTGGCCACGAGCATGATCGTGCCGCTGGTGCCCACGTTGTGCCAGGCCGCCGCGAAGTTGTTCAGCGAGCCTTCGGTGTAGGTGGTCAGCGCGGCACTGCGCCGGGTGCCAACCGTCCAGGTCGCGCCGGAGCCCTTGGTCCAGGTCTCGACGCAGATCGAGTCATTGGAGGCGGCCAGCTTGCCGATGATGTAGAGGTTGTTGGAGTCGTCGCGCACGAGCGTGACCGCCTGCGCGCCCGCCCACGTCGACTGGATCAGCGTCCCCGAGGTGCCCACCCCGACCGTGCCGATCGTGCTCGCGCTCGTGCCGTTGTGGTACTTCAGGGTCAGGCTGCCGGTGCCCGCCGCGTCGTACTCCAGGAAGGCGTGCGTGCCATCGGTGAGCTGCACCTGAGCGTTCATGACGCCCTGGAGGGTGGAGATCGTGATCGTGGTGTAGACCAGCGCCGGGTCCGAGCTGGTGCCCGAGGCGTCGGCCGACGCCAGGTCGGTGCGCTCGTCGACCGTAGGGGTCGCGCCGACCCGGGCGCGGTCGCTCGCGCCGACCAGGCGCAGCGGACCGCCCGAGGCGATGCGCGTGTTCAGCGTGTCGGTGCCGCCGAAGACGTAGTAGCCGCCCCAGTTCTGCACGGCGGAGACCCGGCCGTAGGAGGTCAGGCCCGCCCACGCGCTCTGGGGGCGGAAGTCGGCCGTGGTGAGGCTCGCGCCCCAGTCGAACTCGGCCCAGTCCAAGATCCGGCTGACCGAGCTGTTGTAGGAGAAGTTCTCGTAGGCCCGGATGTACGAGGCGACGACCTTCTCCGTGGCGGCCGGGGCCGAGAAGGTGAAGCTGATAAACGCCTGGTCAATGCTGTACTGCGAGCCGGGGAAGGCCGCCGTGTTGAAGCCCTGGCCGAAGGTGATCGTGTCGGTGCTGGTGACCGCCTGGGTACCGGTGCCCGCGAGCGCGTTCGCGTAGCTGGAGCTGACGGTGTAGATACCACCGTCCGCCGCGTCGGAGAAGACGATCGTGGTCGTCATCGGCGTGCACTCCCCTTCTCGGCGCGCAGCTCCAGGATCACCCGGGCGACCGCGCCGAGCGGGTCTTCCCGGTGCGGCTTGCGGTGCACGAGCAGATCCCCGCCCGCGTCACGGACGAGGGTCGGCGGGTTGAAGATCCGGAAGTCGTCCTCGATCGCGTCCGGCGCGGTGCGTACGGCGATGCCGCCCAAGGGCAGCGCGGTGACCGAGTAGAAGGTCACCCCGCCGTAGTCCACGCGGCCCTGTGGCGCGTTCTTGGCCAGATCGGTGAACTGGTCCACCACCGCCTGCGCGCGCAGCGCAGCGCCCCTCTGGCGGGCCTGGGCGGGGTTCGCTGCGCGAGCCGCCAGAATCTTGTCTCGTAGCGTCTGCTGGGCCATCAGACGAGCCCTCCTGCTGGGGTGGCCACGCGGCCACGGGCGCTGTACTGCCGGGCGGTCTTGGTGACGCCCTGCACCATCGTGATCAAGTCGTTGATGTCCTTCATCCCGCTGGCGTCGAGAACGATCTTCTCAATGTGGATGGTCTGACCGCCAGTCGCCCCGCCCCGGCCGATGGTCGCGCCAAGCGAGCCGATCTGGCCGGTGAGCCCCTGGAGCTGGTCGCGTAGGGCCGGGGTCTGGGAGTCGATGCCCCGCATCAGGCCGCCCATGATGGCCGCACCAGCAGGCTGGAGCAGCTTCTTGTCCCGGTCCATCGGACCCTTCCAGCTCGGGATCAGGTTCGTCACCGAGGAGAGCAGGCCCTTCAGGGAGGGGATCTTCGCGCTGATGCCGTCGATGAGGCCCTGGATCAGCGCCCGGCCCGCGCCGACGAGCACCCCGCCGAGGCCGGACAGCGCACTGGCGGCCATGCCGGGGATGCGCTGGATCACTCCGATCGCCGAGGAGACCATCGAGCTGGCCGTGTTCACGGCCGCGTTCTTGGCGCTGTTGAAGGCGCTGGACACCAGGCCCGGCAGTGCCGACAACGCGCCGGAGACCCGGCCCGGCAACTGCGAGAAGAAGCTCACCGCCGAGCTGAGCAGGCTGGAGGCCAGGTTGACCGCCGTGTTCTTGGCGTTGGTGAAGATGTTCGAGATCACCCCGGGCAGCGACGCGATGGCCGAGGCCGCCCGGCCGGGCAGCGTGAGCAGCGTGCCGATCGCCGAGCCGATCATGTACCCGATCCAGTAGAGCGCCTGCGTCGCCATGCTCGACACCACGCCCGCGACCTGGCCGGGCAGCGCGGTGATCGCGCCGATGATCCGGCCGGGCAGCCCGGTGAAGAACTCGACGATGGCGTTCCACTTGTTCTCGGTCCAGGTCTTGATCTCGTCCCAGGTGTTGACGATCGTGTCCTTGATCCCCTTGATCTTGTCGATCCACTCGGTGACCTTGGAGATCCAGCCGCCGATCTTCTCGGCCCACTCGATCGCCTTGGGAATCCACTCGTTGCGCACCTTGTCCACGAAGTCCTGGAACTTCTGAATCCAGTCGCGCACCTTCTGCTGGTTGTCGGGGTTGTCCAGCCAGGACTTGATGCCCTCCAGGAACCCCTTCACCCCGCCGAGGAAGGAGTCAGACTCGCGCTTCGAGCCGGGGAAGAGGATCTTCACGATGTCGCCGATGATGCCGAAGACCAGGCCGCCGATGTCCCACACGTCCTGGAGCGCCTGGGCGGCCTGCTTCATGAACTCGCCGAGCTTGCCCGACTCGTCCATCTTCTTGATCCAGTCACCGAACTTGGTGATCAGGCCGCCGACCAGCTCGCCGATCTTGTCCAGGAACGGCACCGACGCGGCGGCCAGGCGGCCGAAGGCGTCGATCAGGGAGGGGAAGCTCGCGCCGATCTTCGACAGCATGCCGCCGAACCCGGCCACGGCGGTCTGGATGTTCTTGATGAAGTCGGGCTTGCCCAGCGCGTCGAACGCCTTGCGCCCGATGTCGCTGAACACGTCGGCGAGCCCGGTCAGCATCGGCTTCAGGGCGGGCAGCCAGCGCTGTGCCAAGGTCTTGAACGACTCGGCCATCCCGGCGAACAGGTGGTCCTGCACGGCGGTCTTGAGCGCCTTCAGCGGCTTCTGGATGCCCTCGAACGCCTTGACGAACGCGCGGGCGTTGGGGGAGAGCTTCTTCAGCGTCTCGTTGCTGGCCTTGCCCTTCTCGGACACCTCGCCGAGGGCGTCGGAGACGCCGGACAGGCCGAGCTTGAACACGGCGATCGAGGCCGCGCCACCGGCAATCGCGGTGAACAGCGCGCCGACCGCGCCACCGGCGAGCAGCACCACCGGGGCCAGCGCGACGAACCCGGCCGCCGCCACCGCTGCGGCACCGGCCACGGCCAGGAGGGCGGACACCAGCAGGTTGATGCCGCCCGTCCCGGCCGTGAGCGCGGCCTCCGACGTGACCGCCCCCGCGATGGCGGTCCCGACGTTCGTCGCCATCGACATGGCCGCGCTGGTGGTGTTCTTGAAGAACTGATTGAAGAAGGACGCGGCGGTCTGGGTGCCTTCCTCGGCCCCCTGGCCGAGCCACTTCGTGATGCCCTCGGCGAGCTTCGAGCCCCAGCGGGCGACCGTGGTACCGATGCGGGACAGGCCACGGTGGGTGTTGTCCTCCGCCTCGATCTCGACGAACGCCTGAGCGATCCGGAATCCGGCTGCCACGGTCACCTCCTCGCTAGAAGTCGATCAACCCGGAGAGCACCGGGTCCATCTTCAGGGCCGCCTGGTCGGACGGCACCTCTCGTACATCCGGCCGGGCGGCCGTTGGGGAGGAGGGGGAACGCTCCGCCTGCTCGGCCGCCTGCCGGGCGGCCATGACGCCCTCATAGGCGAAGGTGCGTTCCGCCAGGGCGAAGAACCTCGGGCCGGTCATCCCGCCGAAGTCCTCCTCCCCGATCCCCTCGACGCGGTAGAACACGCGGAAGTCGGCGTCCAGGTCGTCCATATGGTCGGTCACCCACAACACCTCTCCCGTGCGCTCCATCAGCGACGCGACCCACCCGAACGTCGAGCCGCCCGGTTCCCCGCCAAAGGGCCTGCGCCCATCACGTACTTCTCGATGATCTTGCCGATCCGGTCCATCTCTTCCTCGGTCAGATCCTCGTACTCGGAGAGGGCGTCCATCGCCTCCTCGCCGAGCACGCGCTCCATGAGCGCGGCCAGCGCGTAGGTCTCGCCGTGCTTCTTCACGTCCCGGAGGTACTTGATCGAGACGTTGGGGCCGATCTTGGACGGGATGTAGAAGATGTCCTCGGGGTCGTCGCTGAGCCGGAACAGCTCGACCTGCCCCTCGGGAGGGGTGGGGTCGCTGGCGGCCGGTCCGTCGACCTCCGGCTCGATCGTGCTCTCGTTGATCTGCATGGTGTGGGCCTCACATTCGGTTCGATCTCAGGGAGGGGGTGGAGGAAGCGGAGGAGATGCCCCCGGCCCCTCTCCCCCGGAACACGTACACGTATCGCGTAGCGCGCCCTAGGGACATGTTTTCTCACGTACGCGTAGGAGGGAGGCTTCCTCCGCTTCCTCCACTCCCCCGATTACGTGAGCTGGTCGATGATCCGGAACGGCTTGATCGAGCTGGAGACCCAGTGCGACGCGAAGGTGACCGGGAAGAGCGTCTGGTCGTCCTTCTTGTACGCGGTCTCGATGCCCTCGATCGAGAGCACCTTGCGCACGACCACGTTGCGGTACATGATCGCGCTCGCGCTGGTACGCGGCGCCCACCCCCGGAAGAGCAGGGCCTTGTAGGTTGGCTGGGTGCTCGACACGTCGTCGGCCGGGTCGTAGGTGGCGTAGGCCGCCGAGGCGGTCACGGTGCCACCGTTGAGCACCAGCGCCAGGTTCGCGAGCGTCGGCTCCGCCATGTTGGTGGCGAGCTGCACGTCCCGCTTGGTGATCCGGCGCTCTGGAGTGTCGATGATCTGGTCGACCTCCAGCTCGGCGTACTCGACGTTGACGTTGAGCGTCACACCGTCCTGGGTCGCGCCGACATCGGTCCAGGTCGAGCTGGACGGGGCAGCGTTGACCGCAGAGTCGGCGGGCTCGGTCGCACCGAAGGCACCGGTGTAGAGCGTGCCCGGCCCCTGGATCAGGTTGGTCACGGTGACGGCCATTACTTGTCACCCTCCTTCTCGGCCCGCGCTGCCTTGAGCTTCGCGGCGGTCTCCTCGTTGGCCGACCCGTCATCGACCAGGAGGCCCTGGCGCTGAAGGTCGGTGTACTCGGCCTCGTCCACTTCCAGCGGGACATCCGGCTGGAACGTGGCCCGGACCGTCTTCGGCCAGGTGTCGGCCATGGGGTCCTCCTTCATCGGAACTGATCCCTGGTCAGCGGCCACTCGATGTGGGCCAAGCCGGGGTGCTCCCTGATCGGGAGCGGGGGGAGTGGAGAGCGAGCCTGGAGGTCCCGCTCGGAAACGGCCACGACCCGGGAGGAGGGGAACAGCCACTCCATCTCGGCGCGGTCGCCGTGCACCAGGGGCCTGCCCTGATACGTCAACAGGTCGCCGGTACGGGCACCCACGAGCGCGTACGTCACGACACCTCCACCCAATCGACCTGGAGATCGAAGGTGAAGTGCGCGTAGTCGGCGTCGTCGTCCACGATCCGGCGCGGCTCGGTGAGCATCCAGGCCCCGAGCACGTCGGCCGAGTTGTAGTTGACGCCCAGCGAGACCCGCTTGGGCAGCACGATGCCGCCGTGCACCGCGTCCCGGATGTACTCGGCGAGCCCGTTCGCCTTCCCCCACGGGGGCTTCGAGCTGGAGGGCGAGACCGCCCAGCAGTCCACGGAGACGATCGGCCGGGCCAGCGGGAGGTAGGCGTCCGGCGTGCCGCCGACCGTCATCACCTGCACGAAGCCGGAGGCGGACCACGTGGAGTTGTCCGAGGGCAGGTCGGTGGCCACGTTGGAACCCAGGCCCGGCACGGTCTTCAGCAGCGCGACGGTCACCAGCTCGGTGTTCGGGTGGTGGCCCATCAGACGTGCACCCTCGCCACGACGCGAATCCGGTAGAGGGCCGGACGGGCATACGGTTGGGCGCGCTGGTACCGCGTGCCGTACTCCGGGTACTTCCAGTGGTCGGTGCCGACCCAGACGCGGCCCTTGAGCCCGTCGTGCTCTTCCCGGATCGACTCGCGCAGCGCGCCGGTGTCGACCGGCACGAAGCGGCGCATGTCAGTGGCGACTTCCTTGGTCACCTGCTCAACCACTTGGGGAGCGACCCGCCCGAGCCGGGCCATGCCGATGTGATCAGTGCGGTAACGGGCACCAGGCATCGACACCACCGCCTTTTCGGCTCGGGCTGCGGGGCCTGCCTCCATCCGTTGTCCGGCTGGCGATCAGGTGGCCCTGCGTAGGTCCAATCGTACATCCTGGGGGGCGAAGGGGTTACCCAGGCGCGACACGTTGTCGATCACGTAGATGTCGCCGGTCACCTCGTCCCGGATGCGGTTCGCCGTGGTGATCGCGACCTCCGGCCCGACCCGCCCGGTGTAGAACCGGACCACCTGCGCGCGGCTGTCGGCGGCCGTGGTGACCAACTGGCGCTGCTCCAAGATCGAGGCCAGCACGCCGGAGGCGGAGACCGTCGTCCCGTCGTAGGTGTCGTCCCAGGTGTCCGTGGTCGAGCCGCCCAGGATCGAGATCGTGGTCGTCGGTACGGCCTGCATCAGGTGGCCTTCGCCCGAGCACGCCGGGCCACGGACCCCTGGCCCTTGCGGCGCGGCAGCGCCCGGTAGCTCGGGGTCTCGTGCGCCCACCGGCGCGCCCAGCTCTTGTGGGTCGCGAAGGCGAAGCGCCACTGTGCCTTGCTGCGGAACGGCATGATCAGCCCACCCCCTCCAACGGCTGCCAGTCCGAGAACGCGTCGCTGGACTCCAGCGTGAAGTCCCGCAGGCCCGCGCCGAGCGGCACGTGGATGTTCGACCCCCGGATCGTCCGGTTGGTCTTCCACGAGAGGTTCTTCAGCGCGCGGGCGGCCAGCGGGGCGAGGGTGACCGAGTGCTCGGTGTCTCGCTCGACCTGCAAGCCGTCCTGCATCAGGGAGGTGGCGTTGTCGCGCTGGGTGTAGCCGTACTTCTGGCTCTGCCATGCGGCCTGCCAGCACGTCGCCTGCTGGAGCCAGTACAGGTCCCGCTGGCCGAAGCTGGCGCTGGCGGTCGGGGTGCGGTTGGCGTAGATCGTGACGACCGCCTCAGCCTGCGCGAGCTGCGCGCTCGTCGCCGAGACGCCGGTCACCGACAGCACGTCGGCCGTGGTCGCGTACGTCATGCCTCACCCCTTCCTGGAAGACCGGCCGGGGAGGCGGAAGGAGGCCCACCCCCAACACCTCCCCGGCCGGGGCTCACTTCGTGTCGTCGGCGGTCGCCGTGCCGAAGCGCACGCTGTTCTGCGCGTGCTCGACGGTCGAGCCGCCCATGTCGTCGATCGCCTTCGAGGGCACCTGGCTGTCGCCGGGCGCCTCGTCCTCGTGGGCCGGGATCGACTCGACCGCGTAGGTCAGGTTGACCGACCCGTCCTGCGTGCGCTCGCTCGATTCGAGGTACGCCTCACCCTTCGGGTGCACGCCCTTGTTCAGGGCGTTTTGGAGGGTGGCCACCTCGTTGGCGCGATGCATGTCGTCGTTGTCGGCGTTCTCGTCGTAGTCGCGCCCGCTGATCGTGAAGGTGTGCCGGAACTTGCCGTCCGCCTCGGCGTCGGGTGCGGTCCGGGCGGCCACCTCCCCGTCGCTGTCGAGCATGCCGACGTGCGGCGCGAGCGGGGCGCCCTCGGGCTGCTTGTCCAGGGCCTCGCCGTAGAGCTTGGCCGTGCTGGTCTCGTAGCCGTCCTGGCCGACCTGCGACTCCTCGGCCTCCGGGAGCTGGTCCCGGTCGACGACCTCGGTGTCCTTGGTGGTGTCGAGCTTCTTCGGGGTCGCCTTCGCGGCGGCCTTCTTGGCGGTAGCCATCGGTGATCCTCCTTGGGGATCGGGGGAGGGAGGGAGCCCGAAGGCCCCACTCCCCTATACCCGCTGGATCAGGAGGTCTTCTCGAAGACCGCGAAGGCGTTCGCGGCACCGACGACGAAGCCACGGCGCATGGCCGCCTTCATCAGCGCCTCGTCCGTCAGGAAGCCCACGCCGGTGTTGGCCCGCTGGAGCGCGAAGCCCGGGTTCGGGCTGGCGATCGTCGGGCTCAGCTTGGCCATGCCCTTGATCAGAAGGTCCCGGTTGCCGACGATCAGCAGCGGGTTGCCGGACGGCGCGCTGGTGTTGGTGCCGGAGACGCGAGCGCCCATGGTCCAGTACACCGGGTAGCCGAACAGGAGATCCTTCGCCCCGCCCTGGCTCTCCGGCGCGCCGGAGTGCTCCAGGAAGATCGGGCGGCCGTTGTTGTCGACGATGTTGCGCAGCACCGCGCGGAACGCCGGGGAGGCGGCCACGAAGACCTGCGACTCGTCGAACCAGATCGAGTCCTCGACCTTGGACAGCGTGTTGGAGAGGTTCGAGTACGTCGCCGAGCCGGAGACGTAGTTCGTGTCGGCCGTGTACGAGACGTTGGAGTCCGTGGTCCGGACCGCCTTGTAGACCGAGTTGTAGAGCACGGTCGTGCCGTTGGCCGCCGCCGAGGTGCCCAGCGTGGCGTTGTCGAAGAAGATCGCCATGTTCCGGGCCGCGTCGACCCGCTTGGTGGCGAGGATGTCGACCGTGGTGTCCAGGAGGTCTTCCTCGGCGATACGCGCCACGCCACCCAGCTTGTAGGCGGTCATCTGCACGTAGTCGTTGGTGCCCGAGGTCTCACCGTAGGCAGCGCCCTTGGCGATGGCCGCGATGGCGAAGTTGCCCGAGCGCGGGACCTGCTTGACGTTGGAGGCCATGTTCTCAGGCCGACCCAGGTTCTCGGTGACCGAGCTGCGGGACAGGGCCTGGATCGCCTGGTCCCCGAGCTGTACGGGAATCCAGTTGTCGAACGTTTCACGGGCCACTGGGAGTCCTCCTCGTGTTGTGGCCGATACGGAATGGTTGCTCCGTCCGGCTCCCCTTCACGGGAGGGCCTTCTCGGTGGTGCCTTGCCGGGAGCTTCACACTCTCGTCGGGTAGACCCTTCACAGGTTCCACTCCCAGCTTAACACCCACGTGCCGGAGCGAAGAAGATCAGCGGTAACCCGCCGCCTTCAGCAGATCGAGGCTGGTCCGGTCTCGGACCGGGCCGCCCGAACGGCCCCCACGGTCAGCGGTCGTCACCTTCCGGGGAGGGGTGGGTCGGCCGTTCGACGTGTCGGCCTTGCCGAACAGGCCGGGGAACAGCTCCTTCAGCTCCTCCACGGCGTCTTCCAGGTCGGCGTCCCCGTCCTCGTCGACCTCGACCTCGGACAGGTCGAGCAGCCGGACTGCCACCTTGGCCTGCGCCTTGCTCAGACCCTCGGCCGTGAGCGCGGCCACGCCCGCCAGGCGCTTGACCCGGGTGTCGGCTTTGACCGCCTCGTCCTCGGCCTCGTCGGGCTTGTCGCCGTTCTTCTCGGCCAGCTTCTTGCGCAGCGCGGTGCGCTCCGCCTTGATCTTCGCCAGGGTGGTGCGCAGCTTGTCGCGCTCGCCCTTGACGGCGGCCGGGTCTTCCTCCTCCCCGGTCTCCTCGTCGTCCTCGGTCTCGTCGCCGGTCTCCTCGACCAGCTCCTCCAAATCGTCCTGCTCGACCGGGTTGCCGGTGTCTTCGCCTGCCATGTGGGCCTCCTTCAGCCGTCACGGTCTGGATATGTGAACATCATACGGGGCGAGCGGTGAACTTCCCGCGTCGCACGTCCCTGGCCGCTCGCGCGATCACGGTCGGGGGGAGGAAGGCACCACGCCGGATCAGCCGGTCGGCCGCCCGCAGGCGCGCGGGCTCGCTGGCGTAGTCGGACAGGCCCCGGGCCACCGACCGCTGCGCCTCCCGCTTCAACACGCTGGCCTCGTCGTGCGCCGAGCGGTCGTTGCGCGCGTCCGGCCCGGCGTACAGCTCGACGCGGCACCGGCAGCCCGGGTGCCGGGGAGGGTAAGGCACGGCGGGCAGCGTCAACGGCTTGTCGGCGAAGGTGAGCCCAGCCGGGAACAGCGCGCCCGGCACGACCACCTGCCCGGCGTAGGCCAGGCAGTGCAAACAAGCGTCCCTCTCTGGCACCCAGAGCAGGCGCATGCCCACCTGGACCGCCGCCCGCGCCGTACCCTCGCTCAGCGAGCGGGTGGCCGCCCACCGGGCATCGCGGCGCGCCCCGTTGACCGCACCGGTGGCGGTAGCCGTGACCCGGGTCGCGTCGGAGACCGTCTTCAGCGGCAGCGTCCTGGCCATCTCCCGGGCGTGCGCCAGCTTCAGCCCGGCGCGCCGGTCCAGCGTCCCGATCACCTGGATCAGCTCCTCGTCCGTGAACGAGGTGCCGACCTTGATCTCCTGCCCGTGCTGGCGGGCCGCCTGCCTCACCCCCAGCTCGAAGCCCTTGAAGGCCAGCCGGTCGGCCTCGGCGCGCATGTCCGGCCGGATGTCGAAGAGCCGGTCAGCGAGCTGGCGCAGCGACGCGACCACCTCGGCGGTCAGCTCCCCGGCCCGCTGCGCGAGCTGGACGAAGGCAGCCAGGAACCGCTGGACCGCATCGGCCACCTGGCTGGCGAAGCTCGCCGTGACGGCGGCCTCCATCGCCTCCTCGAAGGCGACCGACTCGGCGTCAAGCTCGGCGCGCAGCGCGTCGTCCACGCCACCACCCCCAGATGCTCGGGGCCGCGATCAGCAGCGCGAGCACGGCGACCGCCGAGACCACGGCCGCGATACTCTCGCCCACCCCGACATGCCCGACAAACTGGGCCGGTGTCGGGTGGGGGTAGGGGCTCGGGGTCATCCGGTCTCCTCCGTCCCGGGAGCGGGCGCGACCTGCCCGACCAGGTTGGTGATGATCTGGTTGGCGGTCGCCTCGTCGAGCACGCCCGCGCCGATGCCGGAGGAGATCTTCGTGATGGCGTCGCCGAGCGTGTTCAGCAGGTTGACCCGGTTGGCCAGCGCCATGGCCTCGGCCTCCTGGTCGAGCCAGGAGTCCACCTGCTCGGCCTCGTAGCCCGCCTCCACGAGCGTCTGCTTCATCGGCACCCCGGCCGCCTGCTTGGCCGCGATCACCTGCCAGTCGTCGAGCCCGGTCGCGCTCTGGATCGCGGACCAGCGCACGTCCAGCCGCTCGACCAGCACGCCGACCATGCGCAGCGCGAGGGTCCAGGTCTCGACCACGGCCCCGCGCAGCATCACCGTGCGGTTGCCGATCTTCTTCACGAGCGGCGCCTCCGCTGTCTTCAGGCTCTCGCCCGAGGGCGCGTCGCCGGACGGGTCGAAGTAGTGCAGAGGGGTCGTGGTGAGCTGGGCCATGAGCCGGACGTACAGCTCGGCTGGGGTGAGGAAGACCGCCGGGTTGGCCGCCGTGAACTCCCCGACCGACTTCATCCCGTCGAAGATCTGGGTCGTGCCCGGCCCGGACCGCTGGGAGGAGGGAACCCCACCCCCGAGGTCGGAGGTGTTGTCCGCGTCGGTGTCGTCGTCCCAGTCGGGATCGTCGCCCGAGCTGTCCAGCGCGGCGCCCTTGTCGGTGAGCGCGTACCGCTGCGGCCAGCCGTGGGAGTCGGCGGTCGTGATCTGGGTGATCAGCATCTTGTTTACCGCGTCCTGGCAGCCGTACCCAGCGAAGTGCTCGGGCAGGCCGTACGGCAGGTCGTTGCGGTGGTGGATGAACGGGATCTCCCCGTACGGGTTCTCGATCAGCCAGTTGTCCGGCTCCTCGTCCTCCTCCAGGAACATGCCCCAGCTCGACGGGTCGGACAGGTCGGCGTCGGGCATCGAGACCCAGCGCTCCATGGCCTCCGGGTACCAGAGGTCGACGCGCCACACGTCCTGGCCGTGGTCGTTCTTCAGGCACCAGCGCTTGATGGCGAACGCCTTGCGGCGCATGTTCTCCGCGTCGTAGATCACCCGGCAGTGCTTCGGGGAGAGGACCGACAGCTCCACCCCGGCCACCACGAGCTGATCGTCGGCGATGGTCTCGCCCGGGTCGACTGGCTCGGCGTCGGCGAGCACCGGCCACACCTGGAAGTAGGCGTCGCCGTAGATGAAGACCTTCTTGATCAGGTCGGGGTAGTGCACGTCCAGGTCGTTCGCGTCCCAGATCTCCTCGATGCGCGCCGAGGCGGTCGGGTTGTCCGGCGCGGTGACGGCCGACAGCTCCACCCGGTCCGCCATGACCTGCACGGCGGTCTTGGCCAGGTTGAACCGGTACCGCTCGCCGGTGCTGGCCAGCAGCATGCGCACGCGCGGGGAGGCGAACACCTCATCCACGCACCCGTCGAAGTAGTCTTCCGCCTCCTGGTACCGGGGGAGGGCAGCTTCCAGGGCCGCCCAACCGGCGATCAGGTCGGTGATCATATGCAGCTCCTAGACGTAGCTCTCGACGCGGACCCGGGCCTTGGTGGTCCGGTCCCAGTCCGGGGGGATGAAGTAGTGGACACCGGCCACGGCCGCGTCGATCACGTCGTCGTAGGTGCCCTTCGGGAAGGCCACGGCCTGCTCCTCCAGGATAGAGATCTTCCGGGAGTGCAGTACACGACCTGTTTGCCAGTGTCGCAGCGCGTCGGCGAAGCGGATCTCCTTCGACTTGCTGCTCGTGTGCGTCACGACCTTTACGTTGGGCAGGTGGTGGAACACCTCGGGCCACAGCTCCCCGCCCTGGTTCGTCTCGACCAGGATGCGCCGGATGTGCGGGTAGGTGCCGAGCAGCTTCACCACGTAGTCCCGCAGGGCCGAGCCGGTGAGCCGGACACCGATCGCGTGCTCGATCAGGCACTTCTTCGCGATCGGGTCGTAGGTCACCACGGCCAGGCCCGTGAAGTCGCTGGTCTTCTTCGAGGTGACAGCCGGGTCCACGGCCAGCACGGTGCGGGTGCCCGCCTCCAGCTCGCCGTAGCGGAAGTCCTCGCGCAGCCAGTACACGCCCTCTCGGGCGAGCGGGTCGTTGAGGTAGTTCTTGGCGTACTCGCGGGTGTGCCGCCTGCTCTGGAGCCATTCGAGCGGCCACTTCTCCGGCCACGCCGACCGCTCGGTGCCGTCGTCGTCGACCAGGATCGGCTGGTGGTGGTGGGCCTGGATGCGCTCCTCGGCGACCCACGGGGCCACCTCAGTACCGCTGGCCGCCTTCACGAGCTGGTGCATGATCGAGCCCGGCATCGTCACCGTGCCGACCATGACCACGTGGGCGTAGACGTTCAAGGCGAAGATCGAGTCGGTCACTGTGCCGAGACGCTTCACGGCCTGCTCGGGGGAGTAGTTCGCCTCGTCGGGCTCGCAATCGTCCGTGATCAGCAGGTCGGGCCGCCGCTCGTTGACCTTGAGACCGAGGCTGGCCGCGTCCACGCCCCGGGCCGCGAAGGTGAAGCCGGAGCGGGCGTGGATCATCCCGGCCCGGTCCGCCACCGTGTTGCCGGTGTGGCGCCGGGCGGGCGAGCAGAGGTCGGGGAAGTCGTGGCGCAGCCAGGCGTTCGTCTCGATCTCGTGCTTGAAGGTCTGGAGGTGGCCCTCAGCTTGCGCGGTGGAGTGGGCGAACGCGGCGATGAAGCGGCAGTGCCCGTAGGCCGCCGCCCAGAGGGGGAGGATCAGATAGAACCAGGTCGATTTACCCGTGGCACGCGGCGCGATCACGGCGTGCCGGTTGGCCATCGGCTCGGAGGGGATCGCCTTCCAGCTCTCGGCCAGCCGCGCCCACTCGTAGTGGATCTCCGAGAAGGTGATCCGGTCGCCGGTCTCCTTCCCCTTCAGGTGGTGGTCCAGGTACAGCCGAGCGAACGCCACCGGGTCCTGCCCGAGCGCGCGCCGGATCTCGGCCTGGTCGTCCTGGGGGAGGAAGGGAAGATTGATGATCTCGGCGTCCAGGCGGGCGTGCCAGGCCGCGTCCCAGCGCGCCACGCCGCTACTCCTGCGCCCCGTGCAGCCGGGCCATGGCCTCGGCCGCCGCCTGCTTCGACTTCTCGTTGGCCGCGTCGGTGACCGTCACATCGGCCTTGGTCGCAGCGTCGAGCCCGACCATCTTCGACACCCGCTCGTGCAGCTTCATGGCCCGGTCCACGGCCGCGTACCGGGCGGAGCGATCGCGCACCACATTGCCCTCGTCGTCGACCAGGATCGCGCCGCGCTGGCTGAAGGCGGGCGGAAGCGGGGCCTGGGCGTCGGCCAGCATCTCGACCCGCAGACGCTCCAGGAAGTCCAGCTCGCGCTGGAAGATCTCCTCCTTGGTCGTCTCCGGGATCGAGGCGCGCACCTCGGCGAGGATCTGCGAGACGCGCTCGCGGGTGATGCCGTGCTCCTCGGCCAGCGTCTCCTGGTTCTTGCCCGCGACGTAGCCCGCCCAGATCAGGCCGTTGCGCCCGGCCAGCCGCTCACTCGCCATGGGTCACCTCGTCCGTTTCGTAAGCTTTCGTAAGCTCAGGGTGACCGGCCGCCCACACGCGCCACTGGTCAAGATCATAGAGCTTGGTCGACGCGATGGTGGCGATGGGGGCCGGGCACGAGTGCGTGTCCCGGGAGATCCAGTTGCACACGGTCTGCTTCTTCCGGCCGAGCATGGCCGCAACCTCGGAGAGGCCGCCGATGTTCTCCACCAGAATGCCTCGGTGGTGCTCGCTCATCCAGGCGAGCATCCGGTCCACCATCGCGAAGGTGGCACCGTCCCCGAGGGCGTGGAGCAGCGCGACCCGCAGATCGTTCCGCTCCACGCCCTACACCCCGCTCTCCCTCGTCACCCCTGACGAAGCTCTGCGATCGGGCCTCGGCCCACAGCCAGCAGGCCCGATCTGTAAACATCATACACGCCAGAGCACACCCTGTGCAGGTGGGTGGCGCAGGTACTCGGCGAACCGCTCGAACGCAATCGGGTCGTCGCGCAGGTGCCCGATCAGCCGGTTGCACGTCGAGCAGAGCAGGCCCCGCACGCACTTGCGGCACCCCTGCTTGACCGGGTGGCCTTCGGGACACCGGTGGTCGTGGTCGACGGCAAGGGCCTTCAGCTTGCCCGAGGCCCGGCGACAGCCGTAGCAGCGCCCGCCCTGTGCCGCGTACAGGGCCTCGTAGTCGCCCTCCAGGAGCCCGTAGACGCGCCGGGTGTTGGTCTGGTGTGCCTGGCGCTTCCTGGAGCGCGTAGCGGCCTTGTGGCAGGTCGCGCAGCGCGGTCCGGGGTGAGGCGCCGGGCGCTTGCGGTGCGCCTCGGTGTCGGCCTCCTTGCACACCTTGCCCGGCGTCGGGGTCGGTCGGTCGTAGCGCCACCGGCCGTCGATCACTTCCCCCATCGCGAGACCCCCTGCTCGTCGCGCAGCACGGCCGCCGAGGCGGTGATCGGCACGCCCATGAAGTCGAAGGTCATGCACGCCTCGATCTCCTTGGTCACCTGCTCGACCTCGGCCTCCGGCACCTGGAGCACCAGCTCGTCGTGGATCGGCAACCACACCAGGTCGCCCCGGCCGTAGTCGTGGGCGAAGCGGTACCACGCCTCGACCAGCAGGTCTCGGGCGCTGGACTGCACCAGGTAGTTGATGTTGGCGTACGAGCGCGTGCCGCCGTCAGGCGTCCGGCCGACCTCCAACCGGCGACCCGAGACGGTCCGGATCGAGCTGGTGTAGTGGCCCATGTCCTCGGCCAGGTCGCTGATCGCGGGGTACGCCTCCTTGAACAACCGGATCACCTCGCGCCCCTCCTCGATCGGCACCCCGCCCTGCGCCATCAGCGCCGGTGCCCCGCCGCCGTAGACGATCAGGAAGTTGGTCATCTTGCCAAGGGGCCGGGGCTTCTTGATGGCGTCGGCGGTGAGCTGGTGCAGGTCGTCCCCGCGCAGGATGGCATCGATCATCCGGGTCTCGCCCGCGAGGGCGGCCACAACACGCAGCTCGACCTGATCGAAGTCGGCCGACAGCAGCACGTGGCCGGGCTCGGGGATGAACAGGCCGCGCGTCCGGGTGTCCTTCTTGGAGAAGTTCTGCATGTTCGGCCCGGTGCTGGACATGCGGGCGGTCTGGGTCGCGCCGTTGGTCTTGAGCACCGGCCGGACCCGGCCGTCCGGGCACAGGTGCTCGATCACGCCCTTGGTCTTGAGCAACCGGTCGGCGTAGTTCTGGCGCTCGATCAGCGCCTCGGCCACCGTGCGCCCGGCCTCGTCCAGCTCGTAGGTCAACAGCAGCTTGATGTTCTCCTTCTCGAAGCTCGGCGCGCCGGAGTCGGTGAGCGCCCCGCCGCGCTCCTCCCAGGTCGACCAGTCCACGCCATGCTCGGCGAACCAGCCCGAGCAGCACGGCTCGGTGACGTAGCCCTTGCCGCTCTCCTTCTTCAGCGCCTTGCCGTCCTCGCCCTTCCGGTTGCGGGTGTGCGGCCGGAGCATCGGGGAGAGGGGAGACAGGCCCTCGGCGCGCTTCTTGGCCGTCCACCCGTCCCAGGCCGAGCAGCCAGAGAGCGGGGTCTCGATCGTCTGCTTGGCGACCCGGGCCGCCTGCTCGGTGACGATCCGCTCGCTCTCACCGTGCAACTCCTCCAGGAGCCGCTGGTCGACGAGGTAGCCCTTGATCTGGATCTTGTTCGCCTGAGCGGCGAGCCAGCACTCCACCTCCAGCAGCCGGGCCGGGGCGCCGGTGAGCGGGACCAGCAGCTCGACCAGCCTGCGGCAGGCGATGGCGTCGAGCCCGGCGTAACGCAGGTACTCGGGGGAGGAGGAAGGCACCTCGGCCCAGCCGTGCTTCTGCACCTCGGCCGTGGTGGCGTTCTTCTTGCCGGTCCACAGGCTGTGGAAAACCCGGTGGAGATCGGTCTCGGCCGCCGCCAGCTCGGGGCCGATCAGCTCGGAGGTCAGCGTCTTCAGGTCCCGATCGCCGAGCCGGTCGGTGTACGCCATGTTGGCCAAGACCAGCGTGTCGACGTTCCGGTCGGTGATGTCGATGCCGAAGGCGACCCAGACCGAGAGCACGTCCATGTTCGAGTGCGAGCAGAAGGAGACGGTCTCGTCGGCCAGCAGCTCGGCCGCCGCCTGCTTCTGGGCCGGGTCGGCGAGGTCGAGCACCCAGGCGTAGCCGACCGTGGCGAACTGCACGAGCCGGACCCGGAACCCCTCGCCCCACTGGCCCAGGTCGTCCATGTAGGTGCCCTCCACGTCGAGCCCGTAGAGCTGGCCGGAGGGGAAGACCGCCCGGAAGACGGCCGGGTCGAAGGTGGCGCTGGTCGGGGCGAAGATCTGGGCGTCCTGCGACCCGAGGGTCACGTCGAATGTCTGCATTGTGGGCCTTTCAGTCGGTCCTGCTGTGAACATCATACACGAGATAGTCCGGGGTGGGCCAGGATGAGCTGGCCCACCGACCGGTGTCAGCGGCCGAACGTGGCCGGGTGGCAGGTCGGGCACGCCCGCAGGATGCCCGCCGCGCCGAAGGTCTCCTGCGGGGTGCCGCACTCGGGGCACGGCATGAGCGCCGGTCCGTCCGCCAGGTGGAGCAGACTCCCGATCGGGGAGGGGGTGGAGGAAGCGGAGGAGACCCGCCCGCCCCCTCCCCCCGGGAACACGTGTGTATGCGCGCTACCCGCGTCTAGAGACATGTTTTCTCCCACGTACGTAGGTGTGGGGTCTCCTCCGCTTCCTCCGCTTCCCTCCCCGGAGGGGCCGGGCTTGTCCGGGTTCGGCACGGTTCCGCCTGAAGTGAACGGCGACGGGCCGGTGACCCGCCACTTGCCGACCTTCCCGTGACCGGTAACGTCGAGCTTGCTCAGCGTGAACCCGTCCAGCGTCCGGCCGTTCTGCCGGGCGTACGCGACCCCGAGCTGACGCGAGAACCCCTCCTTCGAGGCGTCGGTCATCTCGTGCGGGTACTCCGCGTCGTCGCGCGCCTCGCGCAGCTTCCGCGTCACCTGGGCCGTGGTGAACTCGCCCTCCCCGAAGGTGTCGTGGAGCCACTGGAAGTGGGCCACCCAGTGCTTGCGCTCGAAGTCGCTCTCCGAGCGCCACTCCTTCATCCCGGCCAGGAACCCGGTCACGCCCGCGTTGGCCAGCACGCCCGCGATCGTGGACTGCCACGTCTCGAAGGAGCCCATCCGGAAGGGCACTTCGCCCTTGGGCTGCCCGGCCGAGAACCAGGCCCGCACCAGCGTCAAGCAGGCGCGCACCAGCTCGGCCCGGTGCCCGGTCGCCCAGGCCCGCAGGTCCGGGTGCTTGAAGTCGGTCTCGGGCCGGTTCTCCGGGCTCTCCCCCTGGTACTCGATGCGCACCCGGTAGACCCGGCGCGCGAGGTCGCCGAACACCTGCACGTTGTTGCCGAGCGACATCCACGTGACGTTGTTCGGGAACTCGGCCAGGTTCGAGACCCCGAGCACGCGGTCCTGGTAGGTGTGGCTGGTCAGCGCCCGCGCCATGCTCGCGCCCTCGATGCGGTGCGCCTCGTCGAAGACGAACATCGACGCGCCCGACCGGAAGGCCGAGGTGATCACCTTGCGCTGCTCGGCGTCGTCGGTCGAGTACGGGAGGGGCTGCGCGCTGCGGCCGGTGACGATGATCGACACCACGTCGGCGAACAGGTTCTTCCCGCTCCCCGCCTCCTTGCCGTCGATGACCGCCAGCGGCGAGACCGGCACCAGGTCCCGGATGAACGGGGTGAGCACGGTCGCGATGGCGTTCGCGCGGTCGGCGTCGGTCGGGAAGGGGAAGCCCTGGAGCAGGTCGTCGACCAGCAGCTCCACGGCCGCCTTCACCTCGCCCGGAGTCGGCTGCTCGGGCACCGTGACGCCCTCCAGCTCCTTGGCCAGCGCGAGGTAGGACCGGCTGGCCTCGTCGTAGCCGCTGGTCGAGCAGATCGTCCCGTCGATACGCACGAAGGGGATCTGGCTCAGCTTGTCGAGCTGGGCGAACGACCCGGCCCGCGACAGCACCGCGCCCGCCGTGACGCCCTCGGGGTAGGCGTAGGTGTCGACCGTCGAGTCCCCGGTCTCGGCCCGGTGCACCGTGATCGCGGTCTCCTGGATCACGTCGTTGAACTGGTCCTTCGTGACCGGCCGCATGGTCAGGTTGTCGCGCTGGCAGATGATCCCGCCGTAGTTGAACAGCCGCGTGCGGTTCCACCGGCCGACCAGGGCGTTGGTCAGCGCGTTGATCACGAGGTACCGGTCATCGTTGACGACGATCACCCCGCGCTCGCCGTCCGGCTTCATCACCTTGTCCTTGCTCTTGCTCGCCTTGGGCTTCGTGTCGGCGGGCTTGGCGCCTGCGCCGTCGAGCAGCCGCTTCAGCATGGCGGTCCGCCTACCCTCCTCCCGGGTGCCGAGCAGGTCGTCGAGCGCGGACTTCTTGCCGCCCGGCAGCCGGACGAAGCGCACACTCTCCGCCCCCTCGGCCTTGCACGCCTCGGCGAGCGCGAGCCCGGCATCGTAGACATCCAGGTTGCTGGCCGCGTCGGAGTCCAGCAGCACGAGCACGTGCTTGCCGTCGACCACCTGGAGGTGCGGGGTGGGCACGCCCTCGGTGGACCAGTTGCGGCAGCCCGCGATGCCGTAGACGCCCATCCCCTCCGGGGCGTACTCGGCGGCCACGAGCGACTGCTTGGTGCCCTCGGTGATCAGCACGGTGTCGCCGTCCGCCTTGCGGAACTCGCCGAGCTTGGCGCCCGCGCCGACCGGGAAGACGTACTTCACGTAGTCGCCGTTGACCTGGACGGTCTGCTCGATCAGCTTGATCTGCGGCACGCGGCGGCCGTCCGGCTCGGTCCACCAGAACACCAGACCGGGCAGGCCGGGCGCGAGGTCGACCGGGAAGTTCTTCAGCTCTTCGGGCAGCTCCTCCACCGTCTCCACGGTGGTCAGCTCGAAGCGCTCCATCATCGTCGGGGTGACTGCCTTGCCCGCCAGGAACTCGGCGTGCGGGGCGGAGATGTGGGCCATGGCGTATCCTTCAGCTAGTCGGTACTGCTCAGGAGCGGGTGTTGGTCGCGAGGCTGGCACCCGCTTCTGTGTCTTCGTCGGGGACGACCAGCTCGTCCAGCTCCGACCGGATGAACCGCACCGACCTGATGCCGTCGATCTTGTGCCGCCGCAGTCTTCCGTCTGCGACCCACCGGTCAATCGTGCTCTGGGAGACGCGCAGGTACAGCGCGGCCTCCGCCTTCGTGAAGTAGATCTGCGTCATGCGATCATCCTACCCCACGTGAGCCAAGTTGCGCAATGTTGGGCCGTTCTGGTAGCGTGAAGCTCGCAAGCGATACCGACGACGAAAGGGCGATCGTGAAGACGCTCAAGCTGCGCAAGTACCAGACCGAGGCGATCGACCAGCTCACGCTGGCCTGGGCGTCCGGCGTCAAGCGTCCCTCGGTGGTGCTGCCCACCGGGATGGGCAAGACGGTCATCTTCGCCGAGCTGATCCGGCGCACCATCGGGGAGGGCCGCCGCCCGATCGTGCTCGTGCACCGCGACGAGCTGGCCAAGCAGACGGTCAAGAAGATCGAGGAGGCCGCCCCCGGCGTCCGGGTCGGCGTCATCAAGGCCGAGCGGCACGAGATGGTCAACGTGGACGTAATCGTCGCCTCCGTTCAGACGCTCGGCCGCCAGGCCCGGCTGGACCGCACGCCCTCCGGCATCGCCGATCTGGTGATCATCGACGAGTGCCACCACGCCAGCGCCGACAGCTACCTCCGGATCTTGAAGCACTTCGGGTGCTTCGAGCCTAGCTCGGGGGCGGTGGCCTGCGGCTTCACCGCGACCATGCAGCGCGGGGACGAGAAGAACCTCTCGGCCGTGTGGGACAAGGTCGTGTACCGCAAGGACATCATGTACGGCATCCTGCACGGCTTCCTGGTCGACGTGCGGGGCAAGACCGTCAAGCTGCCCACGATGGACCTTTCCGAGGTCGGCTACTCGGCTGGCGACTACCAGGAAGGCTCGCTCGGGGAGGCGCTGGAGGAGGCGGGCGCGCCCAAGTCCACGGCCGAGGCGTACCACGAGTACGCGACCCGGCCGGACGGCACGCTGCGCCCCGGAATCCTGTTCGCCCCGACTGTCGCCAGTGCCGAGTCCTTCGCGGCCGAGTTCTGCTCGCAGGGCATCCCGACCGAAGTCGTCACCGGCACGACCCCGATCGAGGACCGGGAGCTGATCTACAAGCGGGCGCGCGCCGGGGAGACCAAGGTCATCGCCTCGTGCATGGTGCTGACCGAGGGCTTCGACATGCCGGAGATGGAGGTCGCGGTCATCGCCCGGCTGACCGCCCGCGCCGGGCTCTACATCCAGATGGTCGGCCGCGTGCTGCGGCCCGCCCCGTGGACCGGCAAGACCGAGGCGCTGGTCATCGATGTGGTGGGCGTGAGCGAGCGGCACGCGCTCGCCTCCCTGGCCGACCTGTCCGAGTCGAAGGTGAAGCCGAAGCCGGACGAGTCGCTGGCCGAGGCCAAGGAGCGCCAGGACGCCGAGGCCGAGTCCATCAAGGCGGGCAAGCAGCACCGCGCCAGCAAGACCGGCGACGTGGACCTGTTCAAGCGCAGCAAGAGCGCCTGGCTCCAGAGCAAGGGCGGCCGGTGGTTCATCCCCACCCGCGTGGCGACGGTCTTCCTGTGGGAGCAGGAGGACGGGACCTTCAAGGTCGGCCGGACCAAGGACAACTACACGATGAAGGGCGGCTCCTGGCTGGTGGAGGGCTCCTTCACCCTGGAGATGGCGATGGCCTGGGCCGAGCAGGAGGCCGCCGACCTCGACCCCTCGGTCTCCTCGCGCTCGGCGAGCTGGCGCACCCGCTCGGCCAAGCCGTCCGACGCCCAGAAGGGCCAGCTCGCGAAGTGCCGCATCACGTTCGACGACACGATGACCAAGGCCGAGGCGTCCGACCTGCTGTCGATCCACTACGCCTCCCGGCTGCTGGACCCCCGGTGATCACCGAGCTGATCTGGGCCGGGGCCGCCTACGCGGTCCTGGTCCTGGCCGTGATGCACCACGCCTTCCGCCCCTTCCGGGCGGGGCAGCACCGCAAGACCAACTACGTGGGGAGGCACTGGGCATGAACGACGAGATCAAGGTCAGCGCGGGGTACGTGCGCGACGTGGCACTCGGCGCGATCCAGGGGTGGGCCACCGGGTACACCGACCCCGACGACTCCGGCGTCCAGTGGTACGTCTCGGAGGTCCAGGAGGGCGTCTACCGGGTGAACCCGTCCGACATGAAGTACGGGCCGGGCCAGCTCTTCGAGATCGACGTGACCGTCAGGGAGGTGAACGGCCCGATGGACCTCAACCGCGAGGCCGACCGGGAGAACCGGATCAAGGCGCTGGAGCATGACGTGGAGACGCTGACCAAGCAGGTGCGGACTCTGGAGGAGATGCGCGCGACCGTGGTCCGGCTGGCCGAGTGGCGCGAGAGCCACGACCCGGACACCCTGGGCATCTGAGACCGCTCCCCGACAGGCCCTCGGCATCGCGCCGGGGGTCTTTGTCGTGTACGATGTTCTCAAGAGCTGACTACCCAACGTCAAGGAGCATCGTCGTGACCAACCCGTTCAACTCCACCGAGCCCACCGTCGACCCGGGCGAGCCGAAGCGCGACCGCTGGGGCCGCTACCTCCTGCCGAAGTTCACGCGTGTCGGGGCCGGGGAGGGCAAGGATATCGGGCACACCCGGGCGACCACGTTCGCCAAGTCGATCTCCGACACCTTCGTCCTGAGCCAGTGGGGCGCGCGCATGGCGATCAAGGGACTGGCGATGCGACCTGACCTCTACGCCCTCACGGCGGCCACGCCGCTGGACGACCGGGACAAGCTGAACACGATCGCCGAGCAGGCCAAGGAGGCGGCCGGGGCCAAGTCCGCCGCGTCGCTCGGCACCGCGCTGCACTCGTTCACCGAGCAGGTGGACCGTGGCGATGACGTGGTGGTTCCCTCCCCGTGGGACAAGGACGTAGCCGCCTACCAGGCGCTCGTGGAGGCGGCCGGGCTGGAGTTCTTCCCCCACCTGATCGAGCGGATCGTGGTCGTCGACCGGCACGGTGTGGCCGGGACCTTCGACCGGATCGCCCGGCTCAAGAAGGCCATCACGGTGAAGCTGCCCGGGTGGCGCAACCCGGTGACCCTGCCCGCCGGTTCGTACGTCGTCGTGGACCTCAAGACCGGCCGGGACCTGTCCTACGGCATGAACGAGATCGCGATCCAGCTCGGGCTGTATGCCGAGGCTGACGCGATGTGGAACGGCGAGACCGGCGAGTACGAGCCGATGCCGCCTGTCTCCCAGGAGGTCGCCCTCGTGATCCACCTCCCGGTCGGGGAGGCGAAGGCCGAGCTGATCGCGGTCGACATCACGCAGGGCCGGGCGGCCTCCGAGCTGTGCGCCAAGGTGCGCGAGTGGCGCAAGGTGCGCGGGCTCTCGACCGTCGTCGCGGTCGGCCTGGTCGACGAGGACCCCCAGATCGCAGCGGCTCGGGCGGTCGGCGTCCGGGCGGCCACCTGGGAAGAGAAGGTGCTCGCGTGCACCTCGAAGACCGAGCTGAACACCCTGTGGCGCGAGGGCACCTTGGCGGGCGAGTGGACGGACGCGCTGACCGAGCTGGGCAAGGCGCAGCTCTCCAAGTTCGCCACTGCGTAAAGTTGCGCCCGGTTGGGCCGGGATGCTAGAGTAGAGTCACAAGCACGAGGGAGGCCCCACCGGGGCCACCCGCCAAGTTCAAGGTCAAGGAGACCGCATCATGTCGAACCCGTTCAGCGCTCCGGCCAGTGGCGAGAAGGTCATCACCGACGACAACCTCGGCAAGCTGTTCATGATCACCCCCAAGGAGGTCGAGCACAACGTCCCGACCGTCCACGGCGAGACCGACGCCCTCGTGGCCGATGTGGTGATCCTCGACGAGACCGGCGACAAGCACGAGGTCTACACCAACACCCGCATCTTCCAGAAGGTCCTGATCGGCTCGCTGAAGGGCTCGATCGGCAAGCCGATGCCGGTCCTCGGCACGCTGGGCAAGGGCGAGAAGAAGCAGGGCAAGAGCGCCCCGTGGGTCATCGTCGCGCCGACCACCGACCAGGTGAAGGTGGGCCTGGCGTACTGGGAGTCGCTGACCGCCGCTTCCCCGTTCAACTGATCCATCGACCTGTGCGGGGTCGCGATGCGATCTCCGGCCCCGCACTCTCGCCCCGGGTGGACGCACCCGCATGGCCAAAGCTCCGGCGACGGAGCGAGCCGGTTCAAGTCCGGCACGGGGCACGCGGAACGAACACCGCAGTACCGACGAACGACAAGGAGGTGCCCGTGATGGGTGCCGAAGAGACCACCGTCCAGCTCCCGCCCCGCACCTACCAGCTCAACATCAAGGGCCTGACCACCTCCGAGCTGGGCGACCTGCTCACCCAGGCGGACATGGCCGACGAGTGGAAGGTCTTGACCCTCGACAAGGACCGCGACTACCGCACCGACACCGAGTCGTACTCGGTCCGCGTGGTCTCCTCCACCCCCGAGGGCATCGCGCTGGCGATGCAGGTCGCCGAGCGGGACGAAGAGGTCGTGCCCTTCGCGACCAAGCGCGACGGTCGCACCTTCCTCGACCGGCTGCTCGGGGTCGGCGCGTGAAGGAGTGGCTGGGTCGGAACGTCACCGGCTGGGGGCTCTTCTGGGCCTTCGTGATCCTGCTCTACACCGTGTACGAAACCGCGAAGCTGTTCGCTGAGTGAACCGGGCCGGGCCTGATGGCCCGGTCCTCACCCTTTGGGAGGAAGAGATGTTCCGCTGGAATGTGCGCCTCGGCCCGATCCAGTTCATGAGCCCCATCCCCAGGTGGGCGGTGCTCCTCTTCCTCCTGACGTTCTTGTTCTGCTGCTGCTGCGGCATTCCGGCATTCTCACAGGTATAGGGGTACGACAATGCGTATTGGTGTGACAGGCGGGGCGGGCTTCATCGGCGGGCACGTGGTGGAGACCGCCATCTCGCACGGCCACGACGTGACGGTCTTCGACCGCACCGGCAAGATGGTGCCGCCCACCTCGAACCTGATCCTGGCGGGCCGGGCGGAGATCATGCTCGGCGACGTGCGCGACGAGGTGTCGATGGCGGAGCTGGCCGCCCACTGCGACGGGATTATCCACCTGGCCGCCTGCCTCGGCACCCAGGAGACCATTCAGAACCCCCGCCCGGCCGCCGACACCAACGTCACGGGAGGGCTGAACTTCCTGGAGGCGTGCGCCCAGTACAAGATCCCCGGCGTTTACATCGGGGTGGGCAACCACTGGATGAACAACAGCTACTCGATCACGAAGACCACGGTCGAGCGGTTCGTCCACATGTTCAACAAGGAGCGCGGCACCAACGTCAACATCGTTCGGCTGGTCAACGCCTACGGCCCGCGCCAGTCGGTCGCTCCCCCGTTCGGCCCGGCCAAGGTCCGCAAGATCACGCCCGCCTTCGTGTGCCGGGCACTGACCGGCCAGAACATCGAGATCTACGGCGACGGGCTCCAGGTGTCGGACATGGTGCACGTGCGCGACGGTGCTCGGGCGCTCGTCACCGCGCTGGAGTACGCGGCCGAGGGCCAGGTCTTCTCCTCCCCGATCGAGGTCGGGCCGGTCGTCTCGGCCACCGTCAACGACGTGGCCTTGGCCGTGATCGACGCGGCGAGCGCGCTCGGCTACAAGCCGGTCGATCTGACCCACCTGCCGATGCGGCCGGGCGAGGTGGCCGGAGCGAAGGTCACCGCCGACACCTCCACCCTGGAGCTGATCGGCATCGACCCCGGCACGCTGGTCCCGCTGGAACAGGGGATCATGGAGACGGTCAAGTGGTACCGGGACAACTGGCTGCCCACCTACGGCGCCGGGCACGACACGGCGACCGGGGAGGGTGACCTCCTGCACGAGTGCACCGACGAGTGCACCCCGGGCAACTGCTGGAAGAAGGACTTCTAGTGGACATCGCCTTCTGGGCGGCCTCTGCGGACGGGTCGAGCTGGTACCGGGTGACCAACCCCAGCTCGGCCCTTTCGTGGCGCGGCCACCGGGTGTGGGCGTCGCAGGTGCTCCCCGACTCGCGCAAGGCCAGCGCCGAGGTCATCGTCGGCTCGCGGGTCGCGAAGCCCGGCCCCTCCCAGATCTGGCGCGAGCTGAAGGCCCGGGGCAAGCGACTGGTGCTCGACCTCGACGACAACTACCTCGGGATCGAGCCGGGCAACGCGGCGGCCTACGCCGAGTGGAAGCCGGGCGGGGAGCTGCACCACGCGCTGATCGAGAACATCAAGCTCTCCGACCGCATCATCGTCACCACCGAATACCTCGGCGACGTGATCCGGCAGGCGACCGGCCACCCGGACGTGCGCACCGTGCCCAACGGGCTGCACGCCTCGCTGCTCGGGTGGGCGCGCGACTACGAGCCGGAGCACCTGACGATCGGGTGGGCGGGCACGGCCGACACCATCCGCTCCCTCCCGATGGTCTCCCGCCCCCTGAGCCGCATTCTGGACTACAAAGGGCCGCAGGGTAGGCCCGTGCTCCAGCTCGTCGGTTCAGGGCTGGAGGAGGCCGCTCAGGCGGGCCTGCGGCACCCTCGGATCAACGCGGTCGAGTGGGTCGACGGCAACGAGCTGTACTTGGGGTGGGTGAACCGCTTCGACGTGTGGGTGGCCCCGTACGCCGACACCGAGTACAACCGGTGCAAGTTCCCCACCAAGGCCCTGGAAGCGGCCTTCCTCGGCATCCCGCTGATCGCCTCGGACACCGTGCCGATGCGCGAGTGGGTGGCCCGGCACGGCTCGGACTGCGGCATCCTGCTGGCGCGCGAGCCGTGGGAGTGGTCGAAGCACCTGAAGGCGCTCGTCGACTCGCCCGAGCTTCGCAGGCACCTGGGCGAGCAGGCCCGGCAGGTCGCGACCGCCTACACGCTCCAGAACCTCGGGGAGACGTGGGAGCAGGCGCTAGGATGATGTTCACAGAAGGAGGCCCTAGATGATCGACGGCAAGCGCGTGGTGGCCTGGACGCCCTTCGGGCGTGAGGAGACCGCCTCGATCCTGCACAAGTACCTCAAGCGCGACCACGAGCGCGGGATCGTGGACGAGTGGTGGCTCTGCCTGAACACCGACCCCGACCAGGTGTCGGACCTGCGGTTCGGCTACAAGCTCGCGCGGGAGAACGACTTCGTGAAGGCGAAGGACCGCCCGACCGGGCTGCCCCGCCTCACCCCGAAGCAGCGCAACACCGGCTACTTCTGCCGGTACATGACCGACCCCGACACGGTGTACGTCCGGCTGGACGACGACATCATCTACGTGCACGACGACGCGATCGAGGCGCTGGTCCGGCACAAGCTGGAGACCCCGCAGGCCACGTGCTCCTTCCCGATCATGTGGAACAACTCGATCATCTCGTGGTTCCTCCAGAACTCCGGCGTCATCCCCGCCCCGGGCACGCTGGGCGGGCACTGGGAGGGGGCGGACCAGAACTACGTGTGGCCGAAGGTCGGCGGGCCGTACTGCATGGACGCGACCGGCTGGGCGGACGGCGGCTTCGCCGTGCAGATCCACCGGCTGCTGCTCGCGCACATCAAGGCGGGCACGGTCGACCAGCTCTTCCTGTACCAGGACTTCCCGCTCCAGCTCGGCATGCAGTTCAGCGTCTCGACCTTCGCCGCGCTCGGCTCGATGTACGCGGGCCTGGAGGAGCCGGGCGTCCTCGTGCCGTACGAGGAGGAGAGCTGGCACACGATCCACCGGCCGCAGGCCACCGGCGTGCCCAACATGATCGTCGGCAACGCGCTCGTCTCGCACTACACCTTCTTCCCCCAGCGGGGGATCGTCACCGGCACCGACGTGCTCGCGCAGTACCGCGAGCTGGCCGACAAGCTGTAGGAGAACACCATGGAGCCCAACGTCAACGGCGGCCAGAACCTCCGGGTCAACGTCGCCTCGATCATCGACCAGATCCACTCGCGCTACACCAAGCAGATCGCCCAGCTCGTGCAGGAGAACAGCGAGCTGGCGGCCGGGCAGGACGCGCTGTCCCAGGAGAACGCCGAGCTGCGCTCGAAGCTGGCCGCCCTCACCGGCTGAGCCGGAGCACGACGGAGCCCCCGATCGAAGGTAGCGACCGGGGGCTCCTGCGCGTCCAGTGCCAGAGCGGCATTCGGGGGGAGGACGCGCGTCAGGCAACCGTTCCCTGAGCGGGCACGGTCGGGTTCATCACGGCGGCCGGGGTCACCTGGTTGCGCGTGAGCATGGCGACCACGGCCACCACGAGGAGCTGGAACGCGCCGATGCGCTCCTGCGAGAAGTCCAGCCCGTAGGTGGTCAGCAGCGCGGCGCCGGTGGTGATGAGCGTCTGGAACACGGCCGGGGCGACCGGCCGGACCTTGAGCGCGTTCACCACGCCGAAGGCTGCCGCGATCAGCGCGACGATCAGGCCCGCCTGGTCGGCCGACAGGAAGTCGAAGCCGAAGGTCACCAGGAAGGCGAGGGCGGCCGAGATGGTCTGGAGGACCAAGGTCGGCTCAAGGCGAAACTTCATGATCTTGATTCCTCTTCAAGAGTCGGAGGCGTCGGCCCTCTGCCTGGCGCCGGTAGAACAGCACGGTCTTCCAGACGAAGACGATCGGGATCAGCGTCCAGACCACGACGCGTAGGTGATCGCGGCACGGCATGTCCGGCCAGAAGTTCGCGATCAGCGCGAGCGCGAGCACGAGCAGGATCACCGAGTCCTTGGCCATGAACATGCGGCCCTCGGGCGACTTCCACCAGGGCAGGCGCAGAAACCGGGCCACGAAGCACAGCTCCGCGACCGTGGTCACCACCACCCCGATGCCCACCCAGATGTTGATCACGTGCCCTCCCGGTACAGGTCCCGCATCCGGTGGGCGAAGTTGTTCTCCTCCGCGAACCGGGCCAGCCTCTCAGCCAGTCTATCGATCATGGTCGTCTTCGACCGCGCGTCTTCGAGCTTGCGCTCAGACCGCCGGATCGCCTCCTGGGCGTCCTTGCCCGAGGTGGGAGGGGTGCTCACTGCGTGCCTCCCCGGGGGAGGGAGCGCAAGAACTGATCCGTCGTCTGGGCGTAGGTCATCAGTTTCTCCGTCTGGGAGGCGAGCAGGTCCGCCCGTTCCTCGGACCGCTCGAACGCGGCCCGCCAGTCCTGCTCCCGTTGGCGTGACTCGTTGAGGCGCGCTTCCCACAGCGCGACCAGTCGAGTCCGTTCCGTTTCCCCGGCCGTGGTGATCCGGGTCAGCTCGGCCTGGTACCGGGCCTCGGTCCGTTCGACCGAGGAGCCCGATACCAGCGCGCCCTTGATGAACGCGGTGAGCACCGCCGCCACCGTCAGGATCAGCAGGCCCCACGGCCCAACGGTCGCCAGGGCAGGCCCGACGATGGCGGAGAAATCCATCGCTTACCGGATACCCATCTGGCGCCAGGTCTGCGGACCGACCTCGCCGTCCACGTGGATGCCCCGCATGCCCTGGTACCAGCGCACGCCCGCCTGCGTCTTCGGACCGAAGTCGCCGTCCGCCGCGCCAGCGTGCTGCGGGCCGATCCACTTCTGCACGAAGGTCACGTCCTCCCCCGTCAGGTGCGGGGAGACCAGCTTCAGCACACGCGAGCCGGGCCGGTGGCCGGTCGGGGTGGGGTGGGAGACCGGGACGGTCGGCACGCTACCGGTGCGGGCGCGCCACGCCTCCAGGCTCTCGCCCCGAAGGACCGACAGGGCCGCGTCGTAGACCGCCCAGTTGCTCACGTTCGAGCGGGTGATCGACATGTGGATGTGCCACAGGTGCGAGCTGTCGGAGGTGATCTCCACGAGGTGCCGGAAGTCCCAACCCTCCACGTGCGAGTCGGTGTCGGTCTGCCCGTAGAACTCGCGCCACCCGTCCATGCGGGGGTCGTTGCGGTCCCGCCCCGAGGCCAGCAGCCGGGAGGCGTACTTGTCGATCGTGCGGTAGTCCCCGCGCTGCGCGTCCGGGAAGGTCCAGTCGATCGCGGCGGCCTTGTCGCTCGGGCCGCTCTGGTCGGGCGCCTCGCGCACCGAGTAGTTGGTCGGCTTGTTGGCCGCCCGGGTGTTGTGGTAGCCGCTCTTGTTGGCGTAGATGCCGCCCAGTTCGGAGCCAGGCTCCAGGGCGTGCAGCTCCTCCCAGAAGCGCCACATCTCGGCCGTGATGCGGGCCGGGCTCGGGTTACTCGCCATCGGCGGTTCCCTCCTCCTGGTCCTCGGTGCCGACCGGCTCGGTCTCGATGTCGCGCTCCTGCTCGTCGGCAGGAATCGGTTCGGTCATGCTTGGGCCTCGCTCTCCTGAGTGGTGGGTTTCTATCTGAGCGTACTGGAAGAGGCAGAGGCGCCAGGAGTGTCGTTCTCCAGCTCGGCGACCTTGGTCTCCAGCGCGTCGATCCGGTCGCGCATCGGCGACTGGCGCCGCTGGCGGATCGACGCGAGTCGGTCTTTCAGATCGGTGCACGTCGATTCGAGCGCGCCGATCCGGGTCTCCTGGGTCTGGGTCAGCGTCTCCAGGTCCCGGATGCGTGCGGTGCGCCCCTGCATCTTGCTCTCCAGGTCGGTGACCCGGGCGGCCAGGTCATCGAGCGTCGGCACGGGAGTGGTCATGGTGCCTCCTAGTTGAAGACGAGCTTGCTCGCCTGGCCGGTGTCCTCGATCCAGATCCCCGTGGCCGAGGTGTTGCCGTTGATCGTCAGCGTGCCGGTGCCCGCCAACCGCTGACCGGTCCACGTCGGGTTCCAGGTCGCGTCTGAGCCGCCCGGCTGGTACGGGAAGCACACCGGGGGGAGGGTCCAGCCGTAGCTGTTGCTCTGGTTCTTCCAGACGAACTCGCCGCGCTGGGTGCCGCTGGTGTTGTTCTCGCGCAGGCGGAAGATCCAGTCGTCGTTGGTGACGGTGGAGATCACCTTCATCTTGACCCAGATCAGGTACGACCGGCCCGCCTTGAAGGTGTACGAGCCCGCCTGCATGTTCACCGACAGCTCGGTGCCGACGAGGCCGGTCACGCGGTCGGTGGAGTACATGTTGCCCTGGACGATCCCCTTCGGGATCGACGAGCCCGCCAAGGTGATCTCGTCGACCACCAGGTTCGAGACCCCGGCGTCGACCTCCAGGTAGGAACCGTGCCCGAACTCGGTCGAGTAGTAGTCGTCGGTGGCGGAGCCGTAGAACCCCTGCACCTCCGTGGCCTCAACCGGGCCGCAGATCAGGTAGGTGGTCCCGATCGGCACCATCCACACCCGCTGACCGGCACTCGGAACGTACCCGGCCACGTACGGGTACCGCTTGCCCGAGGCCACCGTCTCCCCGTCGAAGATGACCTTCGGGAGGGGAGGGAGATCCGGGTAGTTCTGGAAGTTGGTGAAGGCCGGGTCGATGGTCGCGAGCCGGATCGGCTGGTCGGCCGAGCTGGTGCGCTGGTTCTGGTTGTAGCCCGCGACCGACTGGAGGAAGGTCAGCGGAGAGGGCATGTTGCCGTTGGAGGCCATCAGACGTTCACCACCCGTCGCGCGGTGTGCTTCATGGACGCGCCCGCCTTGAGCGGAAGCTCCCAGGTGTGCTCGCTGTACTTCGCGTCGATCGCGAGCCGGGAGAAGGTGATCTGGTACACGTCGTTGCCCGAGTGGATCGGCATCAAGCCGGTCTCAAACTCGACGGTCTCGTAGATCTGGCTGGCCTCGAAGGCGAGCCGGGCGGCCAGGGCGTCCAGCGTGGTCTGGTCGGGCGCGTCCTGCTCGGTGCGAAAGTCGGTGATCGTCCGGCCCCGGCGCACGGTGCTTGTCGGCGAGCCGGGGTCGTTGTTGGTGTAGGTACCCACGATCGGGTCGCGGTCGGGGTCGGAGACCACCAGCACCCAGTTGTTCGCCACCCCGAACAGGTCGAGCGTCTGCTCCATCTCCGGGAAGAGCACCGAGTCTTCGTCGTCGGCGTAGGTGTACTCGGCCGGGCGGTCGCTCGGCGCGGTGTACGAGCTGACGATCGCGTTGCCGTCCTCGTCGAAGCTCAGCGAGTTGTAGTTGATCGCGTTCAACAGCTCGTTGATGATCTTCAGCTTCGAGGTCCCCGGCTCCCACTCCCGGTCCGACTGGAGCGTCAGCGCGCTGGTCTGCACGACCTTGGTCACCGAGCCGAGCAGCGCCACGATCGCGTCGGTGTACTTGGTGCCGGTGCTGACCGTGTAGCGGGTGGAGACCAGCTCTTCGGCGAAGATCTCCAACTGGTCGTACCCGTCCACGTCCCGGGTGACCACGCCCGCCTCGTCCGCCTGGCGGGAGGGGGTGGAGAGCAGGAAGACGCCCTGCGGCCACTCGACCCAATCGTCCTCCCCGTACGGGGCGAGGTGCAGCCGGACGTACGGCTTGATCCGGTTGCTCAAGAAGTCGATGATGCCGGTGTCGCGCAGGGTGAAGCTGGCCGTGCGCTTGATGTCGGCCAGCCAGTTCTGGGACACCGAGCCGGACTCCACGTTGTCCAGCTCCCGGATCAGCGCGTTGGTGCTGTCCAGCAGCTCGTAACGGAAGGTGAACCGGCGCGAGCCGTACCGGCCGACCAGCGCGTCCAGGATGTCGGCGGCCGTGTGGCTGTTCGGGTTCCGCGTGCCGGTCGGGGTGAGCGTCTGCATCAGGCTACCGACTCGTCGAAGTCGACCCGCTGGACGTTGAACTCGACCGCCGTGCCCCAGTCCTCGTCACCCTCGCCGAAGTCGCTCATCGAGCCGAAGAACTTCCGGCCCCGCCCGTCCCGGAAGCACAGCGTGCGCCGGGCCTGGGCGAACTCCTCCAGGCTCGCGAGGTCGGTCATCAGCGTGGTGCCGTTGGGCACGTTGATACGCACCGAGAACTGGTCGTTCTGGTGCTCGCCGTAGTCGACCACCGGGAAGGTACGACCGGCGAAGAAGTGCCCCTCCGGCATGGTGTCGATCGAGCTGGACCGCTGCGACTTGGCGTAGGGGTAGTCCTCCACCGTGCCGCTGGGGTCCAGCGGGTCGTGCACCCACATGCCGATCAGCGAGATCGAGCCGGTCACCGGCAGGCTGTCCGTGTATGCCACCGCTCCCCCTTAAGCCTGGCCACGGGCGATGTAGCTGTACGTCACGCCCGAGGCGACCGCGTAGTCCTTGTAGGTGCCGTCCTCGGCGATCTCACCGATGATGACGTACTCATCATCCCCCTGCGTGGACTCCTTGCGCATGATCTGGTTCACGGTCACCGGTGGCCGGTCGTTGGCGTCGGCGATCAGCAGCTCGTCGATGTAGAGCTTCGTGCCGCTGGCCGGGGTGCCGCCGAGCGTCGGACCGTAGACCAGCTTGGCCGCCGACGCCGGGGCGGTCGCGGTGTAGGCCCGAGCGGTCCAGGTGCTCGCGCTGATCGCGATGTTGCCGCCCGAGCTGGTCGACAGGTAGACCCCGCTGGCGTCGTACCAGTCGATCGCGTCGCCCAGCAGCGCGTACCCGGCCGGGCTGTAGGCCCAGTAGCTCACGGTGTACCTGCGGCCCGGCACGATGGTCGGAGAGTCGCTGAGCGGCGGCCGGACATATGCCTGGGTACCCGGGGCCGACACGACCGTCAGAAGGCCGCTGAAGCTGCCCGTGTGTGCCGCGCTGCTCGACTGGGTGAACGTGGTCGACGCGCTCGGGGAGGAGACGAAGCCGGTCACCCCCGACTCGAAGGTGTACGGCGTCGTGCCCAGCGAGACCGAGCCGGACGCCGGGTTGTTCACCGACACCAGGATGTAGCCCAGATCGCTCTGGGGCGTGACCGTCACGGTCGGCCGCTCGGGCGAGCCGTACGACGGGGTGATCAGCCGGGTGCCGGTGCCCGACTGCACCAGCGCGGCGTTCTTGACGGTCACCGCGATCTGGTACTGCACGTCGGAGAGCATCCCGGAGACCAGGTAGTTGGTGGTCGCCGAGCTGGAGACGTAGCCGGT